ACGTTATCCCTCCGCGTCTTCGGATCCATTTCCGGCGTTGCCGCTGTCTGCCAGTCCCTCACCGACGCAATAGCCGATAACGGTAGCTCCCGCCATGATAATAGCGGAAATCTGCGTTGCTACGCTCTCGGCGCCGCCTGTTGCCACGATCAGCATGGACACAAACGATGCTACCGATAACCACAATTTTCTGCTTGTCAGCTTTCTGATGATCTGCTCTTTCTTCATACTTTTCACCTTTTTAACCTTTCTGTTCATCTTCCAAATCTGCGATTCTGTGATTGATAACCTTGATCTGCTCTTCCACCACGGGCATCCGCCGGGCAAAATTGTTGTGTTCCCGGACTTCCCGCGTCAGCTCATCGATCTTGCAATCTGTGACCGCCTGCGCCGTTTCCAGTTGATGCTCGATCTTTTTATTGCTGTTGCTGTTGGTGATAATAACGCCAATCAGCGATAATACACCGACAATGACCGATGCACCCGCTCCGATTAATGCTGCCATATGATTCCTCCTTTCTCCACATATAAAAAGCCGGTACCCGCTCGGGCTCCGGCTCTTTGGCGCTTTTAGCTTGTTACCAAATAGATTGTCAGAAATGCTGTCATATTTCTGCTGACACCGGTCGTTCCACCGCTGGCTGTCATTCCACTCAGTGTCAGAATTCCAGTGTCGCTGTTGTAGCTGTATCGTGGTTTGATCCAGTAATCCGGGAAATTACCAGAACCCGCAACCGATGTGTTCACGCTGCCGGTCCCCTTCACATCCGACTGAATGAAGAAATTATCATTTGTCAGGGCAGGCCAGTTGCTGCAGAAATTCTTAATGTCATGCTGAGTTGCGGTGGAATTGCTGGCAATTAATGTCCGTGTTAATTTTCCCCCACCACTTCCGCACAAATTATCCCGTACCGCCATTACACATTCACCACCTTTACGTTTGAAATTGTGACCGCCGCCGTGAGTGCAGAGCCGAATGTCAGCGTCAGGCTGCCCGCCGTTTGTGAATACGTCACGCCTGCGGATGCTACCGTTTCCTTACTTGCTTCCGCAAAATATATATCAATCAGGGAATCCGCGGTGATGTGGTCACTGGAGATGACCGCAGTGGTCGCGCCTGACTCAATCGCCTGTGCCCCAAGCGTGTACCCGATTGCTTCTGCTATTCGCGATTCCAGATCATTCATGGTTGCGGCATTGAACGCATCTCCCTCCTGTGATACCGTTCCCTCATTTCGTTCCACGGTCACCGTCTCTGTGCTGCCGTCGGTTTTGGTCAGCTTACGCCGTGTCGGGTATTCGGTGATTCTGTCTTTCCACGTTTTTGTTACAAATCCCATTGCTCATCCTCCTTCTATAAGATCAATCCAATGCTTTCGCCGGAGTATATCTCCCCGGTATAATATACAAACTGGGCGCTCAGCACCTCATACACATCTGACAATATCCGATCCACCGCGTTGATTTTCTGCCATGTATTGTATGGCAGTTCCGGCACTGCCGGGGTATCAGCATGGACACAATACGCCGCCCGGATCGCTGACACGTTCGACCGCATATCTGAAAAATAGGCATCCGTTGGGAAATCCGGCACATCGCCCACATGGCTGGTGTTTCCCAATTCCAGTACATCTATCAATATCTGGATATTGTTCTCTATCCGCGACAGATCAGATACATTCAGACATCCCTTCAATCCGGCGAGATATTCCGATTTCTGCGCCGCTGTAAGGTTTTCCCATCCGGCGGCAATCAGATCTCGTGCATGCTCCACGTCCTCCTGCGTCCTGTCTGTTACAGGCGGAATCCATATGTAAGGATAACTATAGCCGGATGAAGATCTGAGGCGCGTTCTCATCCTTTTCTGCGGCTGTTTCCGGTAATATGGGTTAATTGGTCGTAGATCCATCAAATCAGCCCCCTTTCGCCCGCGTAGAACTCTCCGGCATATGCATACGCGGTCGTTATTTTGCTATACCCCCTGCACTTCGCTGTTGCGATATATCCGCCTGTCAGGTCTATGGTCTGCTGGCAGATACCGGTTGTGACGATGCCGCCGCCCGCATCCCGGATGTTCACCCAATCGCCTGTCCGTTCAGATTCCGCCAGATAGTCCATTGATACGATCTGCCGCAGCTGGTAGTAGTTTAACAGGCGCCGCGCCACATCCCGGACACGATCTGCATTGAACAGGGTGCAACCGTCATATGACAGCACATTTTCTTCCTCGCCTGCCTCGATGATGTCGACATGGGCGGTATAGGTCAGCGTATTGCTGTCATATTTTTTCCCGGTGATTGTGCAGGATCCCGCATCCGCCATCGTGATTTTCACATAATTGGTGGACGCCTCCGCGATGGCGCCGCCCGTAGCACTCAGTGTGTTCGGGGCATACGGTTCAGACAATTCTATGACGCTCGTTCCCGCCGGCAGCGTATCGTTATAGACCTCTGATGCATCCGACTGCAGACTGTATGATTTATAGGAAATACTGATCCCGGACACATAATCATCCATCTCGATGGTGGTGCCCATAAACTTCCGGTCTGTGCCTATGGTGCTGTCGGCGTATCTGTCCGGCATCCTGATATCTATACCACCCTGTCGGTTGCAGCCTGCCACGGCACCGCAAGCAAATACAACCTGCTGCAATGCCTCGCGGTGTGTGCAGATGGGGATATGTCCATACAGCGGAATGGCTGCCACATCATCCGCAACCGTGTATTCCGTCACGCCTGCAGATGCCATGATCGCGGCAATCACCACCCCGGCTGTCTCCCCGTCATACACCTTTCCGCCGTAAAATTTGGTTTTATCAATCAGTCCGATCAGGTCAATCAATGAAAAGCTGACTATATTGCCGCTGCTCTTCCATGTTTCGATATAGAACGCCCCGCAGGGGATATCCATTGTGGCTGTTTCTTCGGTGATGGAAATCTGCTGGCGTTTCTGTATGGACTTCCACATGCCATCTTGATTCGATAATTCAAAATCATTATCTTCATCCACAATGGCTATGTCGCATGTGCCGATCGGAATTGTTGCCGATGTGCTGTCCACCTCTTCCGTCACGGATGCGGACTGGATATCCCCGTCCGTCCATTCGATCTGGGTGCCGTATCTGATATACGACAGTTTCACACGCTGTCCGGGCAACCGCGTTTTTTCAAATGTGATTATCACCTTGCCATAGTTCTCCACCTGCTCGCGGCAGAAGTATTGCAGCGCGTCCGGCCGGAAGGTCTTTTCAATGATCTTTTCTCCGGTCAATTCGTACCATGCAATCTTAACCTGCGAAGGATAATCGCCAATGAAACACAACGTAATGCCGGCGGAGGTATGTTTGGATGTGAAGTTGATCGTCAGCGCCGGTCTATCCTCAAAATCACAATCATCCCCGGAAACTGTGTCGGACACAAACGGCAGTCTGCTTTCCTCTTCCAATACCACCGACCCGCCATCCAGCAAGATGTTGTTAAGATCAGGTATCATGTAATCGGGATAGTCCGCCTTTTCCTTTAATAGCACAAGGCTTCCCACGCTCGCATTATCCGCCGATGCCGCCGCACTGTCAGATATGGCAGATGTATCTATAAATTCCATATGTGCCCTGCAGTTTGTGTATGGCATCGGGTTCCCTCCTATCGATCTCAAATAAAAAGCCGGGTAGACTAATCTACTCGGCTCAAGGCGCTTGATAAACTATGGAATTAAATCCAGAAAAGTATAAACGAAATAATATTCCCCGCAACTGCGAATCCACTCTTGCGGTTCTTTGAAAACATTCCAATCACACCAAAGATGAATGCAATGACAATAAGAATATTTTGCCACATATGCAGCATTTCTGATACATAGACTGCTGCCCATCCAGATATAGAATGTCTTCCTACGAAGAGCGAGAACGCCACAACAGCCAAAGCAAATGATGCTATACCAAATCCGCTCTGTTTTTGTGGTTCATTCTCCTGTGTACTCTCTTCCTGTTCTTCTACTTCCTCCTCTATCTCAATAGGGCAATTGCAGTATGGGCAAAAAAACTCAGAATCATCAATCTCTTTTCCACACTTTGGACATGCTATCTTCATGGTATCCCCTTCTTACATGTATAATTCGATAACATGTTCATTATAAATCATACATGCACATATTGGAAGAGTTTTTTATCTTGCAGGCACCCTGAATGGCTTCTTTGCCGTAAATTTACATTTTAATCCTGTAAATCTCGCTGTTTTGCTCCTGATAACCTGTATTTGATCGGAAATGCCAGATACATATCCTCGAAATTGATACATACCGGTTGTTGTAGGTATTGCAAAGTCGTGAAATTCAACCGGCTCTGTTAATTTGTCTACCAGCCTTTCATACAAACTATCATTTTCAAACGTACCAAACCCTATCGTGTAATTTGCATATACACCAATCAGCCCTCGCTTCAAATCTCCATCCTCAGTTCGTTGGGCATACTTATCAAGGAAGTCGAAATTACGTTGAATAGAAAGAATCGGTACATCATAATATATCCCGTCGATGCTGATTCCTTGTGTGTATTTTGACATTTTACCTCCTCTTATTTTGTCCTGAAATTTACGCCTATTCTTTGTTGCTCGGCATTGAAAAATGGCACTTCCTGCTTGGCAAACTGCTTTCCATCCATTTCAAATATGACTACCATTTTGCCACCTGCGGATCCCACGCTGTTACGTTCAAGAACATTTTGCATAGCTTCCTCCATAACAGAGAGTGGCGTTTCCACATTTACGCCATTTGTTTGATCCCCGAGTACGGCAAGAAACTGCTTGTTTGGTGGAATCACCGCGCCAGTGGCAAGATGCGGTATTCTGTCAAGCTGTATTGTATTCGCAGTAGGTATCGCGCTGCCCCCGTTCACATTTGCCACCGTGTTGTAGCTATTAATCAACAAATTAATAGCTTTCAAAAGCTGGTTTACTGCAACCTCAAAACTGCTTATTATAGCGTTCAATATACCATTTACATCACTCTCAACACCCACAAATCCGGTAGTAAAACCTGTTCTCACATTTTCCCCAAGCACTTTCCACTTTTCCGTAGAAAAGAACGGAATCACGGTCTCCTCTGACCATTTATTCAATGTTCCCTTGGTTTGAGTAGCACTTTTCAACACACCGTTGTTATATCCGGCAATACTGTCTTCACCAAACCCCTGCATGGTTTTCGATGGACTACCAAATTTTAATGGACCGTCATGGAAATTTTTTATTATATCCTCACTCCATAAGTCAAGATGTCTTTTACTTTCTCCAAATGTATTCTTTAGACCCTCATTATAGCCTTCTACGGTATTTTTTCCGGCTTCTTCAGAATATCCGCCCAACCTATTGAGCCATTCAGCCATTGCAATATCAGTTTCTGAAAGACTACTTTCCACATTGTTTTTCATAGTAATCCCAGAGCTAGAGACATTTTCTGCAACGACATTTTTCATATTGCTGCTGCCATCTTGCATGACCTTAAAAAATGCAAGTGCTTCGTCCTTCATGTTCCACATAGGCTTTGAGAATTCGTCAAATGCTGTTGACGCACTTACTGTCCCATCAGCAACCAATTCCATGCCATCATAGATTTGTTTTAATGTATCTACGCTTGCATCATAAAGAAAAGTAAAGCTATCTGCAAGATCCATCAGTTCCGGGTTTGCGCACAACATAGCCTGACGCAATGTTTCCATTTCATCAGCACTTAATGACCATTTATCCTGCATTTTAGCCATTTGTTCATCTGTATATATCATGCCGTTTGCTATATCGTCATATGCGGCAGACAGCGCGCTTGCTGCTTCTGATGCCACTCCAAATGTGGCCGGAAGACCGCCCATAGCATCTCCGATATCTTCCATTGTGCCTAAGAAACCTCTGTCTTTTGCTGTATCGGCCCATCCTTCCTTGCCCGTTATCGCTTCTATTGCCTCACTGCCAAAATACCATGTCAGAGCTTCAAGAATAGCGGCTTCTGCCGCCGTGCTTACAGCCGATGATAATACAGTAGATAGTGATCCTTGAACAACCGTTCCCAGTGTCGCAAAAGTTGCCGGACCCAAACCTGTAAATTTTAATAACGCAATTCCCGTTATAATAGCCGTTTCAATTGGTGCAGCTTTAAAAGACGAAGCCCAAATTTCTACACCTGCATTAATCGCCGTCCATATAAGGTTTCCAACAGATTTCAGCACCTCCACCCATTGAATTCCTTCCAAAAAATCACCAATACTATCGCCCACTTTTTCCCAGTCTACCTGTTCAATTGCCTCTGAAAACATGTCAAGTATCGCAGATGCAAGACCTGATACGTCTCTTCCAGCTGAGAAAAAATCCCCCTTTGCAAAATCCGACACGATTTTCTTTATCATGTCTGACAATTCTTTAAATTTATCCATCGCCCACTGCAATTGATAACTTATTTTTGCTGTTATGCTCTCGGTTTCCGGCAATACTGTTGAGGTCGTAATACTTCCCGTTCCCTGTGCTATCGTTGCACTTGAAGCGTTGGATTGTTGAAGGACATCCAAATCATCAAATGCTGCCGTGGCATCCTCTGCCTTGCGTGCGGCTTCGGCTGTGGCATTTCCGTAATCCTTCATTGCATCTGCTGCGTCTGATGCACTGTCTGCATTGTATGCAAGTTGCTGTGCTTGCACGCCAAATACGCTTGTGAGCAGTTTGCTTGCAGCATTGGCAACATTGATAAGTCCAGCTACAATATTATTTAGCCCTTTTACAACAGGAGTAAGTACACTAATCAGTCCGCTACCTAAAACAGACAAAAGTTCCTTCCACTGTTCTGTCAAAATTCTTGTCTGATTTGCCCAGGTATCCTGTGTATCAATAAAGTCATTTCCGATGAACGAAAGTTGTTCCGTTACATACTTGTAGCGTAGTTTCACCTTCTCACTCTGATTCATCGCAGAAATAGTCTTTTTGATTCCCTGCTCATATGCAAATTGCTGAAGATTGACTTCCGTCATAACTACGCCGAATTGCTTTAGAGTTTCCGTTTCCCCTGTGTATATGGATTTCAGCGCTGTACTCGCAATGTCCTGCCTGACATTATAAAACGATGCCATATTGCCTGTGAGTGATGTAAGTGCAAGTGCCATATTTTTTGCGTCGTCAGCAGAATCCAACATGGATCTGCCCATTGACATAAATGTGGAGCCTGTCTGATATGCGGTAAGCCGTGACATACCGAGATTTTTAATTGCATTGTCAGCCAGTGCGTCCATTTCCGACCGCATACTTCTAAATGCTTTGCTTACCACATTGTCAACCTCGGTAATGTCAGATGCAAGGTTTATTGCCTCATTCCCCATTTTTACCAATGAGCTTACTGAGAATGCAACTCCCACCACTGCAGCAAATTTTCCGAGACTAGCCCTCATTTTCTGCAGACCGGTATTAAATCCCTGCGTATTTATGTTAGTGTTAATTCTAATTTCGCCATCGTATTGTGCCACTTTTTTCACCTCGCCCTACGGCTCTGGCTCATGGCGCTGGCTCCTGTTATTCATCTGCTGCCAGTTGTGACAAGAAGTCATCAATTGCAGCCTGCTCCTCTTCATTGAATACGGGTTTCAATGCGTATTTTCTCTTCAAATCTGCATATGTCTTTCGTGTTTCAGCAGGCATGTCACTCGTAATCTTTTTGGTTCGATACTCGATTACATTGGTGAACGCGCATTCCCCCAAATCCCCTATCATGGCAAGAAATTTAAACCAGTGAAGATTTTCTCTTTCAAGATCAATATTATAATTCTTCTTGAACCCTGTTATAATTCTCCCTGAGTCCACATCGAAATCAAAAAAATCCTCTCCATCTGTACTTTTTTCCTCTGGAATACACCCTCCATTGATAAACCACGTAAGCCCGGCTTGCGCAGTTTCCTGATCCGGCACTCCGTTACCAAACAGAAGGTACAATGCCGTTGCAACTCGCTCGTACTCGCTCATATCTTCGTCAGCCAAACATTGGCAAATCTGAATGCCAATACGAAAGTCTGTGCGAATTAAATATCCCGCATATTCTGTTGGATACCCATCCAATATGGGATTCATCGTGCCTCCCCCATGCGTGCAGGGCTATACTTGTCCGAGATCTTTTTGCGACGCTTATTGCCATACTTCTGAATGATAGGAATAATTTGCTCGAAAAAGTCTGTAACCGCGTCAACATCCGGGACAATGTTGCCAAATACCTTTCTGCATGTTCCAGTTCCAAGCAAATTGTCAATATCGACCATCATCGCCTTATGCATCTCGAGATCTGCGTCTATTTCCTCCGCTATAGACATCTCTTCTTTAGCATTTCTTTGCTTCTCATACTCTTCGATTCGCTTGGTAAGATTCTCGTACAGCGTATAGAATCTTTTAGGAAAATCTCTGTCTGCAAGATTCAGGGTAATAATTTCCCCCTCATCATTCACTTCGATTTTCACAATATTATCATTGTTTCTTACTAATTTTTCCATGCTATGTCCTTTCTTTTATGGGCGGTCATATAGACCGCCCATAAAAATCACTCACTCTCTGTAAACGTCTTTGTACTCGGGTTGAAAGTCCCCGGCACCGGATCCCCCTTGTAATTGAGTGTAAAACCGATGCTCAGCGGATCCGTTGCGGGACCACCGAAGCTGTCAATCTGCACCGACACACTCTGTTTCTCAGCGGTGTACGCCCCCGCCGATTCAGTGTCAAATGCATCGACCGTTACAATATCTGTAACCGCATCCTCTCCGATTGCTCTTGTCTTTCTGATATTGTTCACAAATTCAAACACCGGATCACCTTTCTTCACCTGCATGGTAACAGGCGCATTGGGCTGATAACCTGTGATAGATGTATCCGCGGAATCCTGATTGATAAACTGCTCCGTCTTAGTTTGTGGATTGTACGAGATAGATAATTCCGTAACTCCCTGTCCAATCAAAGCATAAGACGCTGTACTGGACGGCGCTGTGTTCAGAAATGTCATAAACAAACTTCTTTTTGCCATATGTGACTATCCTCCTATTGGTTATTATTTCGTATATGTGATACCTACCGTCATTTGGTAGATACTATCCTTTGTTTCTGTCCTGTCAATGCAGAACGGCGTTGTAACGCTAATTTGCTGCACCAATGCCCCCATAATTTCAGGGAAACATTTGTTTCTATTTTGATCCTCTACCCACTCCTCCAACGCTTCACCAAATCCGTTGTTATCCATACAGTCGTCATTGGTGATGTTTGGCAGTTTTGCAACAATCATGTAGTGATCCGTAATTTCCTGCGCACCAGTAATGTACGCTTTTACGTTACGAACCGGTTCCTTTACAAGCGCATAATCTACATTGCCGTGCATCAGATCTGTGTCGATATGCTTCATCTTCCAGTATTCCTCGGGGTTAAATGTTTTCAACCACTTGATAATGGCACCTGATACTGTCATCGTCTGACAATCCTCCTTACACCTTGCTCTATCTCTTCGCGGCCACCATTCTGCATATACCGATCCGCCCAATAACCGCCACGCATGGGCGCACCCTGAAAATCATACTCCGGGTGGTAATATAGGCGCCGCGCATAGGGTGTATTCCATACCACATCGGTTCCATTTTCAATATGGCAACTGTCAATCAGCCTTCCGGGATTTTCAAATTTCCCCGCGACATCAAACGGTACAAACGGTTGCACGTTTTTCATAAATTCATTGGTGACATACTGCTGCACCCGCCCGCGTTCTTCCAATCCCAACTTCTTGATGCAATCGCCCAGATGAAACGTACAAGTGTAATTACTTCTGCTCACTTTCCCACCACCTTGATATGCTTAAGCCGTGGACGGTTCCGGTTATCCGATACCGCCGTGACAGTCACCGCATACTGGAAATCATCCTGCAGATCACAAAGCTTGTATGCGCGACTGATCTCCTTGTCGGATTCCCCCAGCACGATCACATCCTGTCCTGATCTCGGATTCAGTGTCCAATACTCTGCGGCAGCATCGGCGGTCAACTTGGCAAACTCCGTCGGCGGCAGATACGGCTTGTTGCCGTACCCGCGCTGGAAGTCCACTGTGATGCTCTCCACCTTACTTTCCGTCTGCACGTTGCCGGAAGTTGTGATTTCCGTCTTGTTGTGGCTCCACTGAATGCCCTTGACCACTGATCGAATCCATGTCTCCTTTTCAGTGTCAGGATCCCTGTGGTAGTTGTAGACCGTCATGGTGTCGTTAAACAAAACACTCATAGTGCACCTGCCAATCCCGTCCCGGACAGCCCGGAACGCACGACAGAGGTAATCTGATCTTCCTTTTCCTGTGCCGTGGTGACCTTGTAGGATTCCGAATACCCGTCATTGCTGACGGATGTAATACCGGTTCCCATGCCAGAAGCCTCCTGCATACTCATAGTGGCAAGAAGCTGACAAAATGTGTCCTGAATCTGTGCATGCACTTGCTTCTGGAAATCCGTAGCCGTGTCCTCGTTGTAGGCATCCTCAAACCGCTTCTCCCGCATGTGGGTAATGCTGTTCAGCTTGATTTCCGCCAGTTTGGACAGCCGATCAAACTCTGTCTCGTCCGCAATATTGGTATAAAGGGAGCGGTACTGCTCCCACGTTATGTAAGACATACTGCTCCCTCCTTTTCTACTCTGCTACGGGATCCTCTTCTGCCTTGCCCTTTCTTGTGGACTTCTTGGCTCTCAGATCCGCGATCTCCTGCTGCAGTGCAGCGTTTTCCGCTTTCAGATGCGCGATCTCGACAAGCAGCTTCTTATCCTCTTCGCTCTTGGGCGCTGCGCCCATTCCCACTGTTCTCATAGGCTACCTCCTTATGCCTGATGGCTCAGATAGATACCAGCCACCTTGTTCTTGTAGGCGTCCACAAGACCGTATTTGCGGTACTTGATGATGTCAGCGTCCGCATCCGGGTTTGCAGATGCCGGGATCACATTGGACACCACATGCTTGTCATGCTTGATGATGGCGGGCTTGTGGATGATCATGAAGTTAATGTTCTTTGCCGCCTCCTGCACCATCTCGTAATAGGTGCCGATTGCAGATGTCTGCGGGCTGTCCACTTTGCTGTATACGCCGCTGCTCTCGGTGTAATAGGTTTTGCTGCTTACAACCGCGGTATCGGTGGTCTTTGCATACTTGGCTGTACCTTTACGGTAATGTCCGGCTTCCTCACCCGCGGACTTGCCGTTCAACAGATCAATGGAAGTATAAAATCTTCCATGCGGCACGGCTTTCTTGATTGCAAATGCCGCCAGAATCTCCTTGGACTTGTAGGTGTCCATCATGAGCAGCGCGTTGAGCAGATTTGCTGTTGCATACAGGATCCTGCCCTCTTCCGGCACCTCGTCATTATCCATCGTGTTTTTTGCTTCCAGCAGCTCTGCCAGAAACGCATCCGCGGTGGTGATAGACTTTGCTTCGCCCTTGGAAATACCGGCAATCCCTGCCAGTGTAGCAAAGGTAAAGGCATCTGCTTCCGGTGCTACCTTGGTACGCATCAGTTCCGCGCCTGCCATGCCGAAAGCAATGTTAAAGCTCTCCTGATTGTCCATCGCATCCACGGACAGCTTGGCGCCACGATCATAATTGTACTCAGTGGACGCCCATCTGAAGTCGACCGTTCCCTGCGTGTAACCGCTGTTGCGGTCATAGTCTCCGAGACCGGTTACTGCAATCTGAGGATACACGATCTCTTTCGCATTTGCTCCGGCTTTTACCATTGCCGGATCACCTGTCAGATCACTCGTCACAGATTCTCTCTTGTATACCTCATCGAGCAGAGGTACATAGTTCTTTGCCAATGCAATTGTGTTAGGCATTTAATTTTCCTCCTTACTTGGTTTCCTGCACGGGTGGAAGTCCCATAGCTGCTCTCATGGCAGCTTCGTTGGCATCATTATTGCCGCCGCCATTCACCCGTCCAATCAAATTTCCTGTTCCTACCGGATTAGGCTCCGGCTCGCCGAAGAGCATCTTGCTATCTTCTTTCTCGGTCAGTGCTTTCAGTGCTGCAGCAATATCCTCTTTCTGATTCTTGGATGCTTTCAGTGTAGGAACATCCAATAAAGCGGTGATTGCCTTGGCGTTCTTACCCTTGACCGCTGCAATGCTTTCCTTGACCAGATCATCAAAATCACGATCCGCAATCTTAGCATCGTAATCCTTCTGGATATTGGACTTTTCGTTTTCCAAATCTTTGATGCGCTGGTTAAGCCCGGACACATCCACATCCTTGAACTCATCAAGTTTGGTCTGCAGGTCCTTCATGGCGGTATCATTGGCCTTGATGGTCTCGTTTGCTGCTTCCAGCTTCTCCTTCTGCTTGTCGTAGTCGGCTACCGTCTTATAGTTTTCCGCCACTGCCTTGTCCAGATCGGCTTCCTTCTCCTTAGGCACCTCGATGCCCAGCTCCTTCAAGATAGTTAAAATGTTCTTCATATGGTTCTCCTTAAATGATTTATTTACCGGGCTTTCCCCGGTATGGGATAATTGCGGGGATAGGATTTGAACCTATGGCCTCCGGGTTATGAACCCGACGAGCTTCCAGACTGCTCCACCCCGCCTTGCGACAATAAAAAAGCGCCTCGCAGCAATTCAATTAAGAATTAACTACTTGGCGCTTAGGCTCTATTGTCATAATTGATTCAGTTTTACATTTTTTGCAGTACCCCGGGAAATTCCTTAATACAGTGTCTCTTCGTAACATCTGCATATGTGGATTTCCGCAGCGAGGGCACTTACACCAATAATATCCTTTTGGCAGCATATACAACCCTCCATAGGGATATTATAGCAGAACTTATGTTTTGATGCAATGATATAATTGTAAATTATGTGTTATAACCCAGGTACAACCTCTTTTATTCCTTTTGCCGCATTATACATTCTCTGCATAATAGAGTTTTCCTGCAGATACTCTAATCCTTTCAGTGTAATTTGAATATTACGGCAATCGCAGTTCCTGTTTCCGGATATATCTCTCATTATTCGGACACCTTTAATGTATCCTACATCCTCCATCATCTCAATGTACCTCATCCAACGCTCATCACTTACGCATAGGGCATTCGCATCAAATTTTCCTATATCTGCATACTCGTTATCCATTTCTTTCTCAAGTTGTGACAGAATTTTATATACTGCTCTGAAGTTATCCATTACTATTCCTCCATTATTGCCTGAATACGTGGCATATACTTGTTGGCAAGTATTGTGTGCGCTGTTGTTCTTGGACCATCAAGATGTCTTCCATCTGGTGCGGGTGTTTCCTGCTCCATTTTTTTCATCTCACTTTCCCACTCATCAGTGATTGCCTTTATTCTATCTTTTTGGTCTTGTGTCAATACTCTTTCGCTCATATTGTATATACCCTCTACGCTCAAGACTTTTCATGATGCAATGCTGCATTTCACCATCGTTTCCATATTTTTCCATATCTTCAACAAACCATCTCCACGCCTGATTATAGGTTATTTCGTCCATAGGAACAATCCGGCGTGCATAATAATCATATTGCTCATTAACCAAATACCAATCTGCGCATCCTCTGTCACGTATTGCATTAAAGTCATCCTCACCAAATGAAACAATCCCATTGGACTTAGGATGATTATGCAATACGGTGCAATCCGTCAAATCAAGACTTCCGATACTTACAGTTTCTTCATCTCCCTCATTGTAGTACACATTGCCAGCTTTATCAATAACATATACCTTCTCAATTTCGCTGTTTCTAATCTGTTCTCCAAAGTATTCTACGGCTTCTTGTTTTTTGCTTATATCAATCTGCCCGATACAAACCGGCTCTTCACCATCCCCAATTTTGTCAGATGCACTAAGTGTATTTGCACGTAATTCGCTTTCATATGTTATATCAGTATATTTCTTCCACGCCTTGGTTTTCTTCAAGTCCGCCGTGCCGCACTCATATCGGAGCCGGCTTGTTTCTTCCGGCACTCCGCACATTTTGCAAAATTCTTTGTACTTGGCAGTTTTCTCCTTGATTTTAACCTGCAGCTCTCTGGTATCATTTCCCAATGCCTCTTCTGCTTCCTTTTCCCGCTTCAATGCCCGGATATTCCGCTCCATAGCACGCATCTTCTGAGTCATGGCGTAGTAGTCGTAGGTTTTGCCGCCTATGGTGACCGGTTTTGGCTCTGCCTGCTCCTTTGGCAGACTGGAAGCACCCTCAAACCACACATAATGCCTGTGCCGACAGTTATAGCCGTACAGACCGGTAGGATCGCTCTCATGCGCCCCATCCACACTATACCCGGTGGCACGCCACAGATCCGTTATGTAGTCCTGTCCGATGCGCTTGGCTTCTTCGGAATAGTTCTTACCCTCTTTGATGTAATACACCCTGCCCTGCCACTGCTCATGGTTGGCATGTCCGGTTCCGGTGTTGCGGGCACCCCAGTGTTTGGACACATATACCAGATTCTCCCCGGTCTGCTCTATGTTCTTATCCTGTACTTTCCCGGCAAGCTGATGGCACCCGGTTCTGATTGCCAGCCTTGCCGCCGTGTCGAGCTGCATGCTATACCCTGATGCAAAGTCAATAGACCGCAAGCCGCTCTGTGCCAGATCATGCACCACATCCCGGACAACCTTATCCTGTGAGAATGTGCCGGAGCATATCTTTATGACCGCTTTGTCCAGTTCTCTTCGGTATGCGTTCTCTATGCCCTCACAGCCGCTCATAACCTTAAAGCCGGTAGTCTGTGTCATGTTCTTCAATTCGCCGGCTGTTTGAGCCGCAAAAGAGTCCACCATCTCTTTCAGATAGGAGTTGTCCGTCAGATTCTTTCCTGCCTCTTTCCAGACGGATAGGTCATTTGCCCATGACATATTACCCGCACCGGCTACAATCTCCTCATTCGCCTTATATGCCGCTCTGGTGATGTCGTTTATAATCTTCCGCACTTCCCTCTTGTATTCCAGCGTATTCTTTGCCACTGCCTTTCTGAAATCAGGGTCAGCATTCAGCATCTTCATGGCTTCCTTACGAATCCGCGCCGGACTATACCCCAGTTTCATCAAGGCTATGGCCTGCAGCTCCGCCGTGCGGCTATATGTAAGGGTCTTGGCTATTCTGCGTGCTATATCCGCTATGACCTCTTTCTCCAAATACTGGAACAGAGGCGTTATGGTTTCTGATATGATTTCCAGCTGTTCCTCTGTAAGCATAGGCACCTCTTTCTGTTAATCATCCGCTTCCGGATCCTGTTTCTGCTCCTCTTCCTGCTTCGCTTCCACCATTGCCCTTGCCTCTTCCTCTGTGATACTGTATGCGTCCATCAAATACCAGATTTTCAGCTCCGGGATGTCAAATGAAAGGGCATCATTGCGCTTACGTTCCAGCTCCGCCTCTTTGTCGGTGATGTAACTATCATCGAAGTCCACAAGAATATCCTGTTCCGGATTGAACGCCTTGCCCTGAAAGGTGTTGGCGAACCACATCACAGCGCGGCAGATGTCCTGTATGTATCGGATGGCTTCCTGACGCTGGCGGTTGAGCTCCTGCATCTGATCTTGACGCTCCCCGGCATATTCGGTAGCTGTCTTGATCTGTCCGTTCTCAAAACTGTATTTCTTCGTTCCGTACCCGAAGGACATCGATAACAGGGACAACGCCAATTCAAATGCTTTTGTAACCTGTTCGATTCGGATCTCCGGGTTGTACTCCTGAATCATGCCTTTTTCATCCGGCAGCTTTTCCCCGGTGAACACAAACAGTTTCTTTTGTTCTGGCGTCAGTCTCGGCTTGCCATTCTCGTCGAACTCACAAAGTAATTCGTTGATGAGAATAATCTTCTCCGCCTTGTCCAGATCAGAAAAGAGAACGTTATAGCACAGATCAACCACTTTAAGCGCTGGGATAGCATCCCACAGTTTGGGCAGCCCGTACCCGGTCATATTGTCCAGATTGTTGACCTCTGCGTTGCGCATCACGGCAAAAGGCTTCACCTCTCCCAGCTGCACGATCGTTTCCAGATCCGTCAATTCATTTCCCTTATCGTCAAATACATGCGTCTCTGCAATATACATACCATTCTCGCTCAGGGTAAACAGGACAAGCGTGGTCTGCTTCTTTCCCCGCGCGAGACTGCTCCCGGAGAACGCCGCCTCGGTCACAATGTCATGCTCCACGCTCAACGGCATAAAGGCATCCGCCTCCACATAATTCAGTTTGATGTTGCCGCCCTGCACAGAGCCGTTGTCCATAAAGGTCGCATTATCCAGACGGATATAGCATGCCGTTGTACCATCCGCGGAAGTCTTTTCCAGCTGTCTGCGGTACTGGGTGTTGAACTTGCTGCCATCCAACACGCTCTTAACATAGTTAGCCTGCTCGCCGTCCCCAGCGTTGATCTCCAACACTTCACACAAATTTGCATCATCAGAGCAGCACCGCTTACCGAAATTCAGCCTGTTTAATTCATACGGGATACCGTTCAGCGTTTTCCGCTTGTGGAAGTCCTCAATAACCCGGTTGCTGTACCAATCATCGCACCTCTGTATCACTGAAAGCGCATTGTCGTTGACCGTGTACCCCTTGTTCTGTAAGAAATCCTTTACGCATCCTTCCATGTTCTTCTCCTTATCTCTTCAAGTCTATGTATTCCACAAAGTCCAGCCATGTATAGCAGAAACTGTCCCACCTGTCGTTGCAGTTTCCTATGTTCTTATCTTCCGGCTGGTCTGGGTGATCTTCATCCCACCGGAGCGATGCTATGGCTTTTCTCGTCTGTACGCACCGCTTATTGATCTTCAATCTGCCACTGTTAAACAGCATATCCACTGTCTTGGGGCGCTCTGATATTTCATTCTTCCGGCATCCCTTGATATTCTGGTATGGGAGCCCGGCATCCTTGGCGGCACTCCGCAGACTGTTAATCATCGTCGTGCTGGCACTGTCAGGGAACACCCGATCCACACGCCCGTACTTTTTGATGCTCATTCGATAGAACTCCACGAACTTATCGCATATCTTCTTACTGTCTATGTCTTTCGATAATGGCAATCCGTCCTCTTCCAGCGCTTTGAAGTCATGATACCTGTTCTGGTAGCCGGTAAGATTGTAGGTTGTCATAGAGCCGTTGCCGCCGAAGTCAATGCCCATTACAATCTTGAAGAACGGAACCTTGAGCTTTCCTTGCGTGTCGAAGATATCCGCATCATCAAACAGATACGGTGTATCGTCCTCGGCAAAGTACCTGAAGATGATGCCGGAAGCAAGCACCCACAAACCAGAGATAAAACGATCATAGAACACGCCCTTATACATCCGCTCATACCGCTCGATGATCTTTGCCGCAAGACTGGGGTTGTCTCTCATGGTGAAATGCACCCGGATCAGGTTCTTCTCTGTGATCTTATCTATCCATTCCAGTTTTATGTAATGGTCGGGCCCTTCCGGGTTACAGTTGAACCAATACTTGGATCCCTCCACGGAGCACCGCCCTGTTGCTTGATTAACAAATGATTCTGGCATCAATGCAACCTCATCGAAGAATACTCCGGCCAGTGTGATACCCTGTATCAGATCTTGTGATCCTTCATCCTTACCACCGAACAGATAAAACGTGTTCTCCTTGTCCATCATGCGGATAATAATATAGTTCTCCGATCGATGTTCCTCTACCTGATATCCGCGGGACAAAAGCATCAATTTAAGCTGCCCGATCACGTTGCGGCGTAGGGACTGGATCGTCTTGCCGCAAATGGCTAGGTTCTGACCGTCAAAGGTTGCCATCGCCCACATGACGAACGACAGGGACATAACCGTGGTCTTTCCCGAACGAATAGAGCCGTCACAGATAATGCCATCTTTGTCAGCATACGGGCTCCCGGGCATCCACCATTCAAGAACTACCTTTTGCTTGTGGCTGAACCGGGTAAATTTAAACAATGCCTTACGTTTCAACCGCATCATCCTCCTTAAAGGTTGCAGTTACATCGCCCTGCAGTGCTTCCATGAAACCGTCCGATTCGTACTCTGTGGATCCTCCGCCCTCTTTCTCTGCCCTTCGGCGGTCAAGTTCTGCCTGGTACTTCTTGCTCTCCATATCCACCGGCAGCGCATACAGTTCCTTTATGTTTTTCAATGCGCTAGTAACCTGCGACAGTCCTAAACGATCCACCGGACCCGATGCAATGTTGATATGCTCGGTTTCGTCTATCACTTCCTTGGTAGGCTTTCCAATCGCCATATTGTCCTTATACTCCACCGTTCGGACTTTCTTCTTATCCTTCACAACATACTGTTCAAGCTGGCCAAGTGCCTGTTCGGCTTTCTCCGTTGCTATATCTGCAATCTGTAGAAGCCGGGCAATGCGGTCTGCATCCTTATCAGATGCTTTCTCCCTTGCTTTTTGGAGTGTTTGCCGTGTATACTCTGCTCTTTTATCTACCCAACCGTCTCTTGCGCATCTATCTTTCAGCGTATCAATCGGAATAGAGTATTTCTTTGACAGTGTTTCAAGGCTACAAGGCCTCTTTCTGATGTCTGTCACATACTCATGCTCTATAGCCACCCATGAGACTGATTCCGAACGTTCGCTTTTCCTGTTCGCGTCACATTCCGAACGTTCGCCATCCCATCCGTGTGTACTCTTCCACCGTCTTACCGTCCCCGGAGGTACATTCAGCTCGGCGGCAATGTCTACCAGCTTCTTTCCCTGCTTATACATCTCATATGCTTTGTCACTTAATGGATTTTTCTTTGCTGCCACTGACTACCTCCTTTCTGGCAAATAAAAAAGGACATACCATTATGGTACATCCTTTCAGCAAGCGCCCGGATTCTAACCGGGGTAACCGCTATCACGGTGTAATCACCCTATACGACTACTTGCCTCTTCTAGAGTACCATGCTTTTTTTACAAGTTCAACTATCTTCTTTTCTTGGTTTGTAAGTTTCCTTGTCCCATTTTCCTTATGATAATATCCTAAATGTGTGTGTTCCCCTGTTATGTCCACGTGATCATGCAATAAATTGATACTTTTTAACCTTTTGCCATCGCTGTCATAATAATTGATGGAATTAATCTCATTATGATCATTTATTGTCGCATATACCCTTCCCCGGGTCATTGTCTCCAGTGGATCCTTAGCATTATTGGCATCGTTATATTTTACAAACTTGATATTCCCTTCCTGCAGCAAAGTTGTGAACTCTGTTCCATATTTCCTGCCTCTCTCACTTACCCCGCTGCTTGCTCCTCTGCCGCCCATTATATTTCCCCTTGTTGTATACTAAATTGCTTTATTTTCACGATATTGCCCTTGCACTCTTCCGGCACCTTGCCGTAGAAGATAATCTGTGCGGGCTGCAACCTGTCCACCATCTCAAAATAACCATCAAGGAACTTGTGCTTGCGTTCCATGCTGTTCTGCGTACCAACAGAAGATATTGCCACCACACTGTGTGTAGGTTCTCCATCAAAGCACCACTCAAAGGATTCCTTGTCGCTCCAGCAGATGGTAGGAATAACCCTGACGTCATGCTCCTGCCAGTATGCAGCCAACCAGTGTTTCCGGTAATGGTTGTAGATCTGTAATGCCTTGGGAAAATCCGTATACATGGAGAAGTCCGGGGACATCACATAGGCGAACTGCTGCAGCACGCCAATATATCTATCCGGATCCGTCCACAGCCGAATAAACTGGTAATCATCCAAGAAAAAATGCACTCCCTTCTTTTTCCTGTCCTTGGCACTATTGGCATAATTGAACCCAATCCAGTCACATCCATCGTACTGTATGGGTGCTATCTGCGGTATCTGGTATTCTCCTATGCCGTAATAGAGTGCTCGCTGCACATTTTCATAATTTCTTCGTGTCTTATACATTCTTCCTCCCGGATAAAAAGAAAAGAGCCGATACACGGATTTCTCCGCATATCGGCTCAATGGCGCTGTTTCTATGGTAATTATATCTACTATTTGCAACACTTGCAACATTTTTTATTTACGAAACAAAGCAATTCCTTGGAATATGACACCCGCCAAGGGTATTAATACCGAGGAAATTATAATAACCCTACTAGAAAAAGATGTTGTAAGTATACTTTGATTAAGCAACTCATTTCTTTTTTCAATCATGGTACAATTACATGGGCATCGAGTTATCTTTTTATTATATTCCGCAATCAGTTCTGTTTTCTTCTCTTTCAAAAATCTCATTAACTCTTCTAGAGGAATATATGCCATAATAACTAGTATCAAAACTCCTGAAATCAATAAAAAAGAAGCAATGTTATTCGCAAATATGTTATTTATTTGATTTTCAGCAGCAATCCTGTCATTTATGATAATAAAAATACTTCCCAAGATATAAAATAATCCATACGAAAATACGCACAATACTATATCAGCAGCTTTAATAACGCTTATATTTTTATTGTAATCACACTTATTATATATTAATGCATTTTCTCTAATACACCAAAATACTATAGCTCCACCTGATAAAACCATTCCTAATAATGACAAAGAATGATACCATGTAAGTGCCAGAAACACACAATATATTAAACGTTCAAAAATATTTAAATGATAACTCCACATGCATGAACCATTTGCCTTTGCTGTGTTATAGAAAAAATAACCGCATAAGAAAGCAACAAAAAAAATAATTCCGCCTAGTACTGCCAGTAGTAATTTATTTCTCCCCGGATGTATAAAAATTCTTTCGATGTAAAATTTTTTCTGTACATGATTTGTTATAAATTCTTCTACCAACGTGGCATAATAACTAGACAAGAAATAGGATATAAAATAGAGTACCGGCAAGCACACACTATTGCTTATGTCTCTTAAATACGGCATAGATAAAGTAGATGTATTAGCACTAACAAATACATTACTTTTTATCATCACAAAAAAACTGAAAAACATATAGCGAAAGGTATAATATTAAACAACCAATTTTTTATAATTGAATTATTTAGCTTTTTGCGAAGTATGAACGCTATATTTATTTTTTTACAAGCCTCGAATATCATATAATATTTTTTAATTTTTCCATTCTTTTTCATCGATTTCTCCTTTCCTCTTTTGATGTTGTCATTATATCATTCAAGCTATCTCTATTCAATTTTCAAAGTTCGCAATCCATCGACAAAGTTCGACAATCATTCAGTTATCTTATCCAAACAATCGTTCCAGCCCGCTTTCATTGCATCTGTCCAAAAACCATTAGTGTAACATTCCTGCGGGTGAACAGTTTCCTTCTTCTCCGGCAGCCGCTCACTCACCGGTATCCATCTCTGTTCCATCTTATCCTCCCCAATCCTAATTTTCCGCCTCAAGAAGAAATTGTTTTTCCTCCAATCGCTCAAAGACCGTCTGCCCGGTCTGCGTTTCGATATACGGCAGGAAAATTTCTTCAAATCTCACCATCTGGATATCCAGCAGCGCCATCTGTGCTTCCACCCAGTCTTTCAGGATCCTCCACGCCACACGTTCCGCCTGATCTCTGGTCGCCTTGATGTTACTCCGGGGGCTGCTCTTTTTTTCCCGCTTCAAAACTTCCAGACATTCATCAATACGAACCGGTAGTTTGACCGGAATTTCCTACACTCCAGTGTCGATCAGGAAAGATAATCCCGTGATGCTCTCACCGTCATAATTCTTCATAATGCTCTTAGCCTTGTGTTTCATCAAAATGTACTCGATTTCCGACACCGTTTTAAAGCTGTCCACCGTCGTGGTGTAATTCAAAATAGCCATACTGTTTCTCCTCTCATCTACGCAAATCGGAGTTGACCGGTCTGCTATCCTATAAATTCATACCTTGCCGCGGCATATAGCCATGTTCCTTGTTTCGCGCATTTGTACATATTCACATACTCGGGGTGATAATCCTTCAACTCTATGTACCCATAAGAGCCGATGTGCTCCCTTCTGTCCTCTTCAAATTTCTCGATTTCATTTTCTTTCCCGATATGCTCGAACATACTGCCATAGTGATAGTACACATTTCCATTTTCCAAAACTGAATAGAAATTTGTTATTATTCTATCATTGTACTCATACTGGTACGCCACGACATTTGTAGCGCGGATATCCTGTGCCAAGATATGTTCATTCTCTGCAAGATACTGTGTTGCCACACTTTCTGCGAATTCTCTATCTGTGAACACAACTTTGTTTATTTGCGTGTTCCATGTACTATCCCAGCATCCGTCTATTCTCTTAAGTCGGTATCCTCGATTGCCTTCACCACAAGTCCACGTTTTGCCTGTCACAATATGAGTTTCAATATCACCGCGAACAACCTTATATACCGCCTGCCCCTCTCGTAACAGACGTGGTGGCTCATTATCCGCGGCAATCGGAGAAAGCAAATCCATAAGGCTCAACTGCCCCTCGCACTGTATCATGGCATCACCTCCGGCATAAAATCAGATAATCGCATTTGTGCCATTTCTGCATCTAATCTCTTTTTGGACAAATCATAATAATGCTTGTCCAGTTCAAACCCAACATATGGATGGTTGGTTCTGTAGCAGGCTATCAAGCTGCTGGCACTGCCTACATGAGTGTCCAAGATAATGTCTCCGGGCTTTGCATAGCGGTTCAGAAGCCATTCATATAGTGCCACTGGTTTTTGTGTGGCGTGAATTCTACCTTTTTCGTTTGACATTCCTGTCCATTCTTTAGCTGTTCCATCAAGGTTTGTCCATGCATATTCACACATTGAAAAGCTAACATCTTCTGATATTTGAGGTTTTCTCCAAATCAGAAAACATTTTGTTGGTGGAAGTTGAAAGTAATTACCCCCCCCATATAATTTGTTTCTTGCTTACTCTAAATAATTCATCGAAATATTCTTTTCTAGGTATTTCATTATCCCAATATGCTTTTGGATATTTTGATTTCTTATCTCCCTTTCTCCTACCAATGTTATGATTAATATTTATCCCATAGGGTGGATCCACAATCGCAAGGTCAAAGTAACCATCCGGGAACTCTTTCATCCCATCCATACAATCCATGTTGTAATATCCAAAATCCATTACGGCATCACCTCCGGAAAATCCTCGATTTGCATCTGTCCTTCCAGATCATCCGCAGACTTTTCATCCTCTTCGCAAGCTGCTATCATTTCTGCATCCATATCCGATTCTTTTCCAATGTCAATGAGGATCAAAGGCTGTCCTTGGTCTGTCACCCACATTACATTTTCCAACTTGTACAGTTTTCTTTTTCTTGGATTCGCGCAGATAATACTCACCGGTGCATCATCCGGAAAGCTGTTTACATATTCTTTTAATTCACTATTCTTCATTTTTTCAAAGGAACCCGATATATCGTTACCCCGGCCGGAGGTTCGGCTCCTTTCTGTTATTTCAAATCAAGTTCTAACTGTACCGCCGGTACATCTTCCCATTCGATGCCGATGTAATCCAGCACCTTTCCCCATCCATATTTCTCCCCGGTGACAGGATCCGTGACACATTTTTTCATGTAAAACTCCCACTCTCCCGGATTGTCCTCTCTCAGCCTATCAAACCTATGCGGGCGGTCTTCGATATGGATTCCAAACCCACACATGGAGCAACCGGTACGCTGTGCTCTGGTGGTGTAATAGTCTCCGTTCTCATGCTGCCTGATCTCGCCGTATGCTGACGGGATAATCGTTTCAAGCGGCTCATACGGTATCACGTTCCCGTCCTTATCCCGGCTATACGGCTGCTGATAATACAGTTCTGTAAACAGATCAATGTGGCTGTGATACCAATCATCCATTTCAATCGCCAGCCGCAGAATGTCATTCCGCATGAAGATTGCAAACGGCGCTGATCTGGTGACCGTCGCTCCGTAGTAATTGCAGCCATGTTCTACAAGCGCCTCTTCGCGCTGTCCACCTTCGGATGCCATCATGCCAAGGTATGGAAAGCTGTTATGTGCTTTCGCCCAATCGTCACACGGCTTTTCTTTCAGCCAGTAGCAACAGTCATTCGATACTTTGAAGTCCGGATTTTGATAATTCACGCCCTCATTATCGTTCTCGTAGCCACCGAACAGCTTAAGCCATTTTTGTGGCAGCTTCATGCGGCTGTTCTTTGCAAAATGTCCCTGCTCTCCACACTCGCCGGTAATAATGGCATGGCGGACGGTTTTGTTATCTTCTGTTGGATTCTGCAACAAATCAATTTTTCCTGCAATCCTCTTCGATATAACCGGAAACCCACACTCATTCAGCACCTCAACCTTGGTCTTGTAGGACTTCACCAATTCGATCCCCAAAGCCTTATGTACCTTCTGATTGCCCTTGTCCTCCACCGCCGATACTGAAATCGCCGGAACATGGATCCCGATGCTGTGCAGCCAGATAAACAATGTGATGCTGTCCAGTCCTCCGACGGAGACATGGGCTTCGCAGCCGCGCTTTTGCATCTCCTCATAAAACTCATATGCCTTTTCCGTCTGCCGCTTGATTTTATCCTCATATGGTAGCGCCTGAAGCTCGCTGAAATTCCGTTTCATATCCTTTTTTGCTTCACGCCACGCATTCCGTACAACTTCCGGAGCATCTTCCTCGATCCCGGTCAGTTCCTCTTCGTCAAACAATGTCAACTGTCTCATATTTCTTCTCGGAGTAAAGACGTCTTTATCGCTGGCCAGCAAACCTCTTACTCCTTTCTGCTATGTTTTTAGCATGGTCTAAATTTCATTCTCCTGCTCCTTGTACTGCATCCCCGCCATCCGCACCAGATAATGCTGCAGCGCATCTTCGACGCTCACGCGATATGTATTGCAGTATCGGTCAACGTACCGCTTGAAATCGGCGTTGGTGGCGTACAGGTCGTTGTAATCAATTCCCATTGGTGTCCTCCATCTCTGACAGCACCTTGATGGCTGTCGTGGTTTCCTTGTACCGTGTCTCCATTTCTTTTATCTCGGCGTCCAGCATATCCAACTTCCGATATAGTTCCGTCAAAACCTCATCTTTGGCGGAATGCAATTTTACTTCTGGGTTTGCAATTACCTTTACAGTCGCCTTTGTGGCTTTCCTCCCACGTCGCAGTTTTGGTACTTCCTGCAGTCCTACGATCCTTGCGATATCATCCGGGCTGCAGCAATTCAGCTGTGCCAATATCCTGATTTGCCGTGCCGGTTCTGCCGCTTCCTTGTAACTTCGGACGATCTCACTCTCTGTCATTTGCATAGCAGCCACCTCCTATCTGCCTAACAGCGTTTTTTCCAGTTCGCTGATGTTGTAGTCTCTCTGCTCAAATGATCCCGTCCGCGGCGCTGGGGGACTGTAATTATTAGGGAGGAAGTCGACAAAATACCCATCCTTGAGGAAGTTAATAGGGCTCTTTATGTAACGATCCTCCGCCTGATTTGCCCTGCAGGTTTTGGCGTAATTTTTTGCCGCATCCACAATATCGCGTTCTGTCAAATGTGCATCATTAACAAACAACCACGCATACGCCTGTTGCAATGCCTGCCTATTGCGTACCACTTTGGGGTACGCCGACACAAATTCATCAAATCGTGTGACGGGGGATATAGGGGGATTATTTGTTTCGTTTAGTTTAGTTTTATTAATAGGTGCAGTTTGTGGTACAGTTTGCGGTTCACTTTGTAGACCACTTTGTGGTACAGTTTGCGGTTCACTGTGAACCACAAGACTGTTAATGTGATATACTGCAGACTGGTTTCCGTTCCGTGACCGCCATGTAATATAGCCACATTGGGCGAGCTTATTTCGGGATCGTTTGACTGTGGATTCGTTTGATCCGGAGTAGAAAGCTAACACCGATAACGCTACAGTAAACTCGGTTTTCCAACCCGACCGATTAGCTATGGACATCAATGCGTACCATAAGGCTATATCAGGTGAAGAAAGTGAATTTATGGCGAGCGTATCATAGAATGCTTTCAATTCTGCCAGATAATTCATTCCACAATCCTCCCTGCCTTGTAATCCTCATACAATTCTTTTGCCCTTGTCAGATTTCTAAATGTTGACTTGGCGCGGCGTTCTTCCTGCCGGATGTATCGCTGCAAATCTTGCAGATCTTCCAGCGATGGTCTGTAATATCCTTTTCCGTTTGATAGGTTTAGTATGGTGTAGTCGCGTCGAGCCTGTTCTATAAGACTGCGCATTACCCTATCCTTATCACTGATTTTGCCATCTATCAGCCCGTTGCTGACACACATGGCAACCAACATTTTCCGTGATATGGCATTCTCCCGTCCTACCGGAATCAGATCCGCAATATCGTGATGAATCCGTTCCCCTGTTCCACTCGGAATATTAATGAAAAATGTTGCCGCTCTGAGCGTGTTTATATATTCCTTAATAGGAATTGTCGTACTCTTTCCTGTTTCACTTTGGAAAAGGCGCTGAAAGCGCTCAAGGGCATCATTCAATGTCTGGTGATACGATATGGTTTTTTCACACTGTGTCTCCTTGCCCTGCCGCATCCCTACATACGCTTTTTTTAAGGTAAACTGCATGTTCTTTTCGTCGATGAAATATCCTTGTTCCAGTTCAATCCTCACTTTGCCTCCTTTCCGCCGGTGCCTCTGCTTGCACCGGCAACATGGCATTTCCGTGATATATAATGCATAGCAAATTTAACAGGGTTTACGGTTTCTTTTGCCTGATGGCAGGTGTTTCAACCTATTTCTTCTATGACAATCTCTGTTCGGGGATTGTTTTTGTCGTACAGCACACGGCTGCCGTCCATGCCTGCAACAATGTTGCTGTTGTCGTCAGCAATCACGCCATGTTTGACCAGAACATCACATAGTGCCTCATGCAGGTTGCACAGGTCAACACGGCGGCGCGTAGGCATGTAATACAACGCCTTGATGTTCACCCTGCCGTTGATACCCAGCGCTTTCAGGAACATACCGCAGTCGGATTCGTACTGTCTGTACTGCTTACTGGGAACCACCAGCAGTCTGCCATTTACCTTGACAATCTGCTGATGATTCTTCTTTGTCACCGGCGCCACCGGAATTGTAAATTCAATCAAAGATAAGACCTCCAAAATATGTTTATAAATTCCTGTCTCGTACCATAGTGTGCTTCAAAATATTCTTGGCACTTTTGTTTCAGCATCAGATCCAGTCCTTCATTTGGTTTTGCGTGCACACTGCCATTTCCCATATTGTGAAGCGTAGGATATAGGGGAACAACAAACCCATATTTCTCGCAGATCTTCCTCCTACCTCTGCCGGGAAACACATGGTGAATATGTACCGGGCAGGACTGTGTTACATAACAGCTTTCCAGATCGTCCGTAAGAACACTCCATAATTTCATGGTTGCCACGCTTTCAGCATCCGCTCAACTTCATCCGGCGGCAATGTTTCAATGCCCATTTCCTTACAGTCAGACACAAGACCGTCAATCAACTCACTCATTTCTCTGCTGTCATAGCTGCTTGATCCACGAAGCATCACATAGGTACGATACATCTGCCCATCTTTTCCTTCTTTAACCTGCGATGTGGGTTTGATATGATATGTTTCTGCCTCCAGCGCTGTATCTTCCGCGCTGTCCGTATCAGGTATTGGCATCGTGACAATCTTTCCGTCAATATACTCTCGCTGCCCATATTTACGCAGAATCATGTTGTGCATACGTCCTTTTGATACGTGTATTTTTTCAGCCAGTTTTGTGAGCAACTGCCAATAATATGCATTGGCATCCAACGATCTCTTTTTTCGGTATTTCACTGCGCAAATATCCAGTAATTCCAAATTTTTCAGGGTATCGTAATTTTGTCTGATCTCTGCCGGCTCATTGCAGGTGAATGTTACGGTGTACTGACCCGTCTGCCAGTCCACATTGATTCCTGCTATCTTTCCTGTAAATTTCATATGTGTTCTGTCCCATCCTACATTTGCTTAAAGACCCGCATGCAGGATTTTATTTGCAAATCTGAAATATCTTCGAGCTTGTCCAGCTTATAGCGCTCGCAAATGTTCTCGATGGTTACTCCTGTGCGGTTACACTGTGCAACAATGTCTCTCAACCGCTCCGGGTATTCCTGTGCATTTAACTTGGAATCCTGCGGCGCTGCAGTATACTTTGTTTTATCTGCATCCCAGTAAACATCAGCACCTACACCAAGCATCTTGCAGGCTACTGATATGGCATCCGTTACCGCCATCTTGTAGGCTTCATCTGATACGTGGATGCCGTTTTTCTCTTTCTCGGCAAACATGTTTCCGCCTGTTCCGAAGATGGGCTGTGACCATTCACCATCCACCTTGACATATAACTCTATGTCCACAAAGGCGGCTATTTCATCTCCATAGGTTTCCAGCCGTTTATCCGTGACCTTGATGTACCAGCCTACATCACAGGGACCGAATTGCTCGGTGAGTTTCTTGATACGCCACATCGGATTGATATCCGTCTTTCCGTTAAGCCTGCCACCCTGAATTTTGCGTTTGGCATCTTCCGGCACAGCCCTCACCTTGTTGTAAATCTCCATGTTTTCCATATCAGATCAACTCCCAATCAATGCCTATGCTGTCAAGATACATTTCCAGTTTTTCCTTTGCGTCTGCCGTCAAATCCATCCGATATTCATAGAGGTTTGATTCACCGTCCATTTTCGGAATGAAACTGTCAATGACTTCCTGTGCTGTATCAGCCTTGGCCTGTTCCACTGCAGCAGCTTTTTCTTCCTCCGCCCTGCGGATGGCAGCTTCCTGCTCCTCGATAATCCGCCGCTCTGCTTCCAGTCTCTCTCTTTCCTCCCTTCGGATGCGTTCTTCCTCTTCCCTTCTTTTGCGTTCCTGCTCCCTTGCAATAATCTCCGCTTTTTGTTTCTCATAGTTGGTGATATATGTCATGGCTTCCGGAAGGCTGAGGTTCTGTCTGTATATCTGCAGCGCTTTTTCCTCCGCCTCTGATTGCATACCCTTGATTGTTGCAACTGCTGTTCTTACGGATTCCGCGAGGCTGGAAATCTCTGCCGCAATGTCCTTCTCCTTCATAGTTACATTCTCCCACTTAGGGGAAAAAATGCGATTAAGCGGAATAAATTCCCTTGCATCACCTACATTGCTACCATAAATCTCAGCGATTTTTACCCGCTTTTCCTCCTTGCGTTTTTCCTCAAATGCCTTGATCTGATCGTCAATCAAATTAATCGGTTCATCGTAGAGTGCAATCAGTTCCTTTGCCTTACTCTCAAATTCCATGTACGGCTGCATGTACGCTGCCTTTACCTCTTTTATGCGGTCAGCAAATTCTTTTTTTTCCTTCCGCAGTCCTGCCAGTTCCATCTTGGCACAGTTCTTGCTCTCCTCTGTGAACACGGCACCCCTGTATTCGTCCAGTCTTGCTGTCAGCCGCGCCTTTACGGCTTCAAAATCGCATCTGATTTCTCCTGCCGTCTGATTTACTGTTACCATTGCTTCCATATCTTTCCTCTCTTTCCGCCTCATCATAGGCTTGTCTCTTTCTCTGGTACATGTTGCGATGTTTTACTCCATATTCAATTTCATCCCACTCGCTGTCCACCACCATGCGGTTTTCAATCCGTTCCATTGTCATTTCCCTCGTAGCTCTGGCACACATTTACAACTCTGTTTACACCTGCCTTGTCAACGTTGATCTGAACGATCTGGCACTGGCAGATCCCGTTGTCATTGTGCCGGCATGTCCTATCATTGCAATCAATTATCTGCATATCAACACCATCTGTCCGTCCGGTTGCTCCGCAATGCTCCTATTCCTCATCTGGCGGTACTGCTCCTCCCTCTCTTCCATCCTTATGGCATCTTCCCGGCAATCGTCGCAGATACCACCGATAATGTCGCCGGGATCACACAGGCACTGGCAGTTCTTACACCTCACCATTGACTTTCCCTTTCTGCCATGCTAAAATAAACGTGAAAATAGCATTGACGTGTTGTTTTGACCCTGTTCTGCTGGCCGGCGTACAGGGTCATTTTCTTTATTCAGTTGTCTTTCTTCCCACTCCGGCGTTCCAACGATCAAACCGTATTCCTCAAATACCATGTACATCTTTCTGTTCCCTTCTGAAACTTCCGTTTTCGATTCCCGCCCAGACACCGCTTATGGCACCTACCGCGATCAGTGCTGCGCTGGTGATATAGCCTGTCCCGGTTTCAATAGCACCGGCTACCCCCGCCAGTCCGATCAGGATGCTGCAGAAGCTGATACCGGACAGGATCCTATGTAACTGCAATGGCTTGTCCTCCTTTCCACCGCCTAGGCGGTTTTATCTTCATTGTTGCTTTCTGTGTCCTCCGGCGGCAGCGGCCCCTCATAAATGCCATCCTTGATGCCGTAATACAAATCCACGAACGCATCTGTAATACGGTCTATGGCTCCCTCCGTGAACTCTACGGTGCATGTAATCTCGTCTGCCATCATCATCACCTCCTCTGCATTGTATGATTGAATGATTGTCCATCTTGCCTGTGCCCTCCGCGCGACGCGCAGCCATAACCACGCGCCGCTATAAATGAAAGGGGATTCATGTGCGGCTGTATGCCGCGCGGAAGGTACAGGGTGTTGCAGCACCAAATTGGAAAATCTAAAACATCGTTTGGGCTCTTGCAGACACCAGATCGGCGAGAGCCTTTGTCTTTTCGGCAATCTCATTCTCTATGTCGTTGCCTTCGTTGATGCGTTTTTTGATATGCTCCGCCAGAGTATCGATCAATTCATCTACCTTGCTCACTTCCTATCCCTCCTTTCTTTCTCATTTATCTTGTGATATACTCTCCTTATCAAACATAGGAGTGACCTATCATGGAAAAACATATTGTTCACCAAACTGTTAATCTCAACAACTTAGATTTCATCTGTAGCCGTTATGAAATGTGCGGTTGGAAAGAAATTGATATTATTGGAACTCCAAATCATCCGGAAGAGATTGTCTTTGAGTGGAATGGTTCTGGACTTCCCCAATATCCTGACCTATCCTTCCTTTGATGGATATGCTATGTATGTTCCTTCCTTTTGATAGCCTTTGTCGCCATAAAGTGCTTTCATTCTTCCAGAGGTAATTTGTTCAGTAAATTCCTGTTTGCTATGAAACACGTAAATATTTTTGCAGTCATCCGGAATTACAATTCCTATTACCTTGCTCACTCTCTATCCCTCCTTTCCTACTCCGCTTCAAACAGGTAATCAAATTTGCTTTTGAATAACCTACACAAAGCTTTGATCTCAAAAGTGGTGAATTTTCCCGTTTTCTTCTTATTCTCGTAGGACACTCTGGATATACCTAAATAATCTGCTACCTTTTGATTCGTATATCCAATCCGAGCCTGCTCGGCATCTAAATTTTTAAACAACCGTAACACTCCCTTCTCTTAATTGTTTGCATATCGCAAACTCTGATTATAATATAATTGCTTTTCGTAAACTTGTCAATACTTTTCTTTGCATTTTGTAAACTTTTTAATTGACATGTTTACAATTCAGACATATAATCTTAATTAGAAACGGAGGTGATCCGATGGGAGACAGATTTAACGAAAATTTAAAAATTGCCAGAGAACGAAAAGGGTTATCTCAAAAAGATGTTGCGGAACAAATCGGTGTTGCAAAGTCTACATATTCCTTATATGAAAGTGGAAATCGTGAGCCAAATGTGCAAACTATTAAAAAAATCGCAGATTTATTATCTACCTCTGCTGATGAGCTTTTAGGATTAGACGAACCTCGAACTATTGCCGCCCACTTCGACGGAAGCGAATATACCGAGGATGAGTTGGAAGAAATAAAACAGTTTGCAGAATTTGTAAAAAACAAGAGAAAATAGTCCTGTTTTTGGGACATCTAAACTGATAGTCTATGCATAGGGGTGAAAAAATGACTAGATACGAAAATTTGGCATCTTGTGATGATGCTAAAGATATACAAATTTACAACAGAAAATTTAACAGCCCTCGGATCCGGGGACTGTACTGTGATGGAAATGTGGCTATAAGTAAGGATATTGACACGGAAGCTGAAAGAGCCTGTGTTCTCGCTGAGGAAATTGGACATCATGCCACATCTTCCGGCAACATTTTAGACCAATCTTCCACAGCTAACCGCAAGCAGGAACGCACAGCAAGGCTCTGGGCATACAACCATCTGATCGGATTGACCGGCATAATAGACTGTTATAAATCCGGCTGCAAGAACTCATATGAAATGGCAGATCGACTAGAGATCACAGAGGAGTTTTTGGCGGATGCGCTAGCATGTTACAAGCAGAAATATGGTGTATGCATCACAGTGGACAACTATGTTATCTTTTTTGAGCCCTCACTGAGTATACTTGAAATCAAATAAATATATCTTATGGAGGGAAACTATATGGACAGAATCGGAGAGATCACTGCAAATGAGATAATGCAAAAATATAATATAGGGTATGTTCATGCACAGTCTGTAATAGATGAAATGGTTAATATCGGATATATCAGCCAAGACAGCAAAAGATATTTATTTCTTGTTACCCCTGATATTATTGACAATTATATAAAGCAATATATATCCAATGCAAAAATTGCAAATAATAGGTATTCCTTCAAAAAAAGAGGGATTCAAAATGCAAAGTTAAAAGGCCGAATAGCAACTATTCTCCTCGTCATAAGGAGACTACTAATTTCTATTCCTGCACTGATTGGAATACTTTTTGTTGCCTTTGTCGTGCAATCTGCTGTAGATTCCGATGGAAATCATTTGTCTTTAACGGAAAAAGCTATTTTCTGCGCATATTTTTACATGGTTTTTATTATTCCAGCAAATATAATATGGCAAATTATGCAAGCAAGAAAACAAAACATGAAATTATTGTTTTTCTTGCGTCGTCCACAACAATGGACTATTAAGCACTTGCGGGAAAGTAGAAAAATTCTATCTTTACTCTATCCAAATAAAAAGATTGTCATTCCTAAAAAATACGACAAGACAATTCAAGAATTAAAGAGCATCTTAATAGAAAAGCAGGAATTGGCCCAACACTATGCTGAAATAGCAAACAAAACTTATAATGAAAATGAATTTTCCACGGCAATTAATAGTTGTATATCTACGCTTGAATGGATGCAGCAATTTGAAAAATACGGTGTATTCACCGTTGGGCATTTACCTTCTGATGATATACGGACGATCAGGGAGGAGATGCCACTTTACCAAGAAAAGCTGCAAAGAAGAATATCACATATGATTTCTTCGCGCAAAGTAGAAAATGACATAGATAACATGGAAGGTCATGATTTTGAATATTTCTGTGCTGACATACTTAGGAAAAATAGATTTGCCAAGGTTGAAGTGACGCAAGGCAGTGGAGATCATGGAATTGACATTCTGGCCGAAAAGGACGGCATTTCCTATGCGATCCAATGTAAGTGTTATTCTTCCAACGTAGGCAATGCAGCTATACAGCAAGCACACACTGGAAAGAGTTTGTATCACAAGGATATAGCCGTTGTACTTACCAATCAATATTTTACACAACAAGCAATAAATGAAGCATCCGCTCTTGGTGTAAAACTTTGGGATAGAGAACACTTGATTAATCTTATAGGTAATGCCGATGCAATAGAAAAAGAGGCTCACAATTTTTAGTCACTCTATTACTCTCTAAAAAAAAACGGCAGTTCTGCCGAACTGGTGTTTGAACGGAGGGTACTAATGGGTGAAATGCTCACACAAGATGAAGCAGATAAATTATTAAATATGTTAAAAAATTCTCTTGTTGATTCTATTAACTTTCCTTCCACAGGAAAATCTATAGAATTTGATGTAAAGGGAGATGATAAGAAGGACATATTCACCATCAAAATATGTCGGGGGAAGATTGACCGTAAAAAATACGATTTGGGCGCGAGAGTACAAAAAAACGGAGTTCTCCTATTGGAACTTCATATCAATAAAAACAAAGTCCATTTAAACCCGGACGGAACTAAAATAATTGGTTCCCACTGGCATATTTATACAGAAGAATATGGGCGACGAATGGCATTTCCTGCAGAAAATATTGAATCAGATAAATTTGTGGATAATACATTAATGTTCTTAGATAAATTTCACGTAATAAAAAAGCCAACAATAAATTTTCAGTTAGAACTTTTATAAAGGGAGGATTTCTATGGATATTCAGTCTTATATTGATGAGTATGTAGATTGGTTAAAAAATGAAATTACATTCTCTAAAGTCGGAGAATACTATGAAATTAATACTCCTTTTTTAGATAATGATAACGACTACTTACAGTTTTATGTTAAACAAGATGGACAAGAAATATTTTTTACGGATGATGGATTTACTATAAATGGGTTAGAAATGGCCGGCTACAAAATGACAAAAAACCGAAAACAGCAATTATTAAGTATCCTTATCCAATATGGCGTACAACTTAATGGTAATGAGTTAATAGCAAAGGCACCCGCTAATCAATTTGCTCAAAAAAAACACGCATTTACGCAATGTCTAATGCGTGTATCTGACCTTTATTTTACATCACGTTCTAAGGTTGGTTCGTACTTTTTGGATGATATTCAGGAGTTCTTTAACCAAAACGACATATTTTGTATGGAGAATGTACAGTTTGCTGGAAAATCTGGGTTTATGCATAACTATGATTTTACTATACAGCGTTCAAAATATAAGCCAGAAAGATTATGCTTAGCAATAAACAGCCCAACAAAAGTATCTATGGGTAACGCAATTTTTGCATGGGAAGATACAAAACCTGCCAGAAAGCAAGACAGTAGATTAATTATATTTTTGAATGATGCGAACAATGTCGGAAAAGGGATTGAGGATGCTTTTTCAAACTACGATATAAATACTATTAGGTGGAGTCAAAGACAAGAACCCCAAAACGTAGAAATGCTAACAGCATAATTTAACAAAAAAACACCCAGGCGCCAAGCAGAAAAGTGACTGTGTTATCTCTTTTGAGCTCACTGAGTGTGCTCGAGATAAAATAAATTTTACCTATGAAAGGGAATTCAGTATGAACAAAAATCAAAATCAACAGCAGCACAACCGAATACCGCCTCAACAGCCGTGCAATTCAACGTGACCCTATTAAAAAAAACGTCATTGTATCGAACTGACGTTTTGGAAAAGGGGTACAAATGAATACTTTAAACACGCAGGCACCACAACAAAAGAGGAAAACTACAAAATATTTTTTTGCATCATATTCATTAATTCAAGACGCTCAATACAATTTACATTTATTAAATACGGATAAAAAATCTGCTTTTTTGGAGTGGTTAAACTCTTTTAATGATGATGGCATTAAGGAAATTGATTACACTGCTAAGCGTCACTTTTCTATTTCTTGTAAAGAATATGCAAGTGGAAATTATTTTATGAAATTTGCTAAGCGCAAAGGAACCATTGTTAATAAAAAGGCAAATAATGATTTTGTTCCTTCGGAGGTAGATGACTATCCAAACTGTAAAATATTTGTTAATCCTAACAAAAATGCAATGCTAATCGAATATAACCATGAAATTGGAAATTCAGTTTTTGAAATCAAAAAAATAATTCAAGATGTATTATGCAAGGATATTTGTAATATGGGATATAGCATTGCTATTGAATTAATTACCAGGACTATTGACTTTTGGAATTACATTAATGATAATAACGGTAAACTAACGTCTGTTGAATTTACCCTTATTCGTCCAAATTTTTTAAAAGGATATCCAACAGCAACTGATTACGTTAATGGTTTTAGTGGATATAACATTAGTTCAGTGACTACAAGAATTGAAAATACAGATGGAAACCTATCCATTCCTGCAAATAATACGTTCATCGATGATGCAATAAATTATACCGCCGCTGGTGCTGGAAAATGGTCAATATCTGTAAAAGGAAAACCTAAGAAAAAATCTTCTGAAGATACCCCTATTTATGCTAATATACCTACAGATATCGATAGCCTATCCTCTGATGTAATTCAGGAATTAAATGATTATTTTTCATCTATAGACAATATTATCAAAGAAAATAAAGGAATAAATCATGAAGAAAAAAATTTATAACATCATTATAATAATATTAATCGTTTTGATATCATTTTTCCTATCAAAGGTCTCTTATTTTCCAGAAACCACAATAATTAATATTGAATTTATGACTAATACTTGTTGTACATTATTTGGTGTTTCTCTAGCTATTCTGGCACTACTATTTACTGTAATTGATAGATATAAGGAAAATTGTGAAAAAAACATTCAAAACGAAATCTTAAAAAATTCTCTTCCAGTTTTAAAAAATATTGGAGACGATATAGTTGGCATTTTGCTGATTTTAATATTTCTATTTTTGCTTGATATATGCTCTAATCCCCTTGAGAAACTGCAAAATTTCCTTCTATCAATTAAAATAATTAAAAGCTTTGATATTCTCAGATTTTTACTTGTTTTATCACTTTCATTTCTCCTAGGTATTACAGTTGATATTACAATAGTTGTAATAAAGCTGATAAAGGGATTATTTATTTTAAATTCTGGGAATACAACTGGAACATTTGCGGTTTCACCACAAGAACGTGATTTTTTGACTTATACTCGCAAATTGAAACCACAGTATTTTAATGAATTGCTAAATTATACCAAAACATTATATACCAAGCAAATGATTGAGGATTCTCAAAAAGACAAATAAAAACCTGCCCCAGTGCTACCAACACTGAGGCAGATTCGGAACCACATCGGGAAGCCCGATACAGTCACCCTAGACAAGTGAATTGTATCATCTTCCCGGTGAAATTACAAGCACCGGGCATTTTTATGCCCAAAAATCATACGATAAGAGGGAGGATGATGCTATGGTCATTGCAATCTACCCAAGAAAATCCGTGTACCGGGACAATTCGGATTCCGTCCAGGTGCAGGTGCAGATGTGCAAGGAGTACGCCGGGATCATTTACAAGGACAAAGAAACGCAGTTCCGCATCTATGACAAGGACGAGGGCTTTTCCGGCAAAAACATGAACCGCCCATCGTTTAAGGACCTGATGCAGGATGTGAAGAACAACGAGATTGATGTGGTCATGGTCTACAAGCTGGATCGTATCAGCCGTAATGTGCAGGAGTTCTCTGCCATGTATGAGGTGTTCCAGCAGCATAACGTGTCTTTTGTGTCCGTGAAGGAATCCTTCGACACCACCACGCCGATGGGGCGCACCGTCATGTATATTCTGGCGGCATTCGCGCAGCTGGAACGGGAGAACACCTCGGAGCGTGTGGCGGACAACATGCAGGCGCTCGGCGTGTCCGGGAAGTGGACAGGCGGAAAGCTCCCCACAGGATTCACCTCTGTGCGGCGTCAGATTGGGGCAAAGGAGCATTCTTTCCTCATGGTCGATAAAAATACCATTGGGCTTGTAAAAACGCTCTACGGGCTCATTCTGGGCGGTTTCAGCATCACCAAGACGGAGCGGTACTGCCGGGACAACGGAATCCGCAGCCAGTCCGGCAAGTTTCTCAACACCTCACAGATTCATGGCATACTGACAAACCCTGTCTACTGCCAGAACAGCATGGAGGCATACTACTACCTGCAGGAGAAGGGCTGCACCCTGCCGGATCCGGCGCTGTTCGACGGCACAAAGGGTCTGATCGGGTACGGGCGCACAAAGACAGGCAAGACATCGCAGAAGATCCAGAGCATGGACAACTGGATCATCGCGGTGGGCATCCACGATCCTGTCATGCCGGCATCTGACTGGATAGCGGTGCAAAAGCGTCTGGGCACCAACAAGGCAGTGCGGACCGCAAAGCATGAGTGTGGAATCCTGAAAGGTGTGCTGCGCTGCAGGTGCGGCGCCAGAATGGAAGTCCGCACATACATCAAGAACGGTATCACGTTTTCCTACTACTTCTGCGCGGACATGGCGCGGCAGGGCAAACAGAAATGTAATACCGGGTATATCCGCGTGGAGGAAGTGGAAAAGTGCTTCCTGCGGCAATTACGGAGTATCAGATTCAACCCGGACGGATTCAAGCTTCGCCGCCAGTCGGACGGACTGGTGGACACGAAGACGCTCCGGAAGGACATCAGGACTGCAGAGGAATCCATCCGCAATCTGACGGCGGCGCTGGCACAGGCGATGGACACGGCAGCATCCGGGTATATCATAGGCAGGATTGCAGAATTGGATAAACAAAAGAATGCGTTGGAAATATCCCTGCGTAAGGCGGAGACCCGCGCCCTTGCCGAAAAATCCATTGCCGATACGGAGCGGGAAATCTATGGTGGCATCTGCTATCTGCTGGACAATTTTAATGAAATAAGCTATACTGGAAAAAACGAACTGATCCGGAAGATCATAAAGAATTGTATTTTAGATACCGAGAGTAAAAGCCTGCGCATCATTTTCTGATGCACAGGCTCAATTTTTTATTCGCATGGGTGTACCCACCTGCCCCATCATGTCATGTCCCAGGTGCGGTCTCTTGTAGCCGTAGCTGCGGCTGGAGCCGAAGTCGTCGAAGTGGCTGTACTCGAACCCGCGGGCGATGGGGGAGTA